GTTGATGCACCGAAGGAAGGGGACAAGACCAGACCATACTGGGTGACATATACACCAAAAGACATTCTAGGATTTAGGTCTGAGATCATAGATGGTGCAAGGCAACTCACACAATTACGTTTATTGGAACAGGTTGTTGAGCCAGATGGGAAGTATGGTGACAAGATCATTAAACAGATCAGGGTATTAGAAAGGGGAAGATATGAGATTCATAGAAAAGATGAAAAGAAAGGGGAATATAAATTATTTGATGAAGGTGAAATGAGCCTCAAAGACAAGATTCCTTTTGCTATTGCATACTCCAACAGAGTTGGATACTACGAAAGCCGCAGCCCTTTGTATGACATTGCAGAACTTAACCTCAAGCATTATCAGATACAGTCTGATTTGGATAATATCTTGCATATCAGTTCTGTTCCTATGCTCGCAGTGTTTGGCTATCCAAATGCAGATGAGATAACAACAGGCCCCAATGAGGCACTATCTTTGCCACCTGAGTCTCGCATGGAATATATCAGCCCATCTGGTGATAGCTATGACAGCCAGTTTACAAGATTGAAAGATATTGCAGAACAGATCAATACATTGTCACTAGCCGCAGTACTTGGGCAAAAGTTGGTAGGAGAATCAGCAGAGGCCAAGAGGATAGATAGATCACAAAATGACAGCACAATGATGGTAATTGCACAGCAGATGCAAGACTTGATTGATAACTGCCTCAAGTTTCATAGCGAATATCTCAATGAACCTAATGCTGGAAGCAGCTTTGTGAACAGAGACTTTGTATCTACAAGACTTGAGCCACAGGAGATCCAGTCATTACTTGCATTGTTTACCTCTGGCACTATCAGTCAGGAGACATTATTGAACCAGCTATCGGCTGGAGAGATACTTGGTGATGACTTTGACGTTGAAGATGAGATCGAAACAACGCAGAATGGAGGATTGACAGAGAGAGAAGAACCAGATGCCCCAGCGGAGGAGCCAGCGGATTTAGAGGACGAATGATAAATGTCCACTCCAGAAGTATTTTTTAGGGAAACTATTGATCTAAATAGGTATTCCACTGCTGTATCTGAGAAATATATAGTTACTTATAACGAAATTATCCTAAATGCAGCAAAGCAGTTAAGGTCTATAGATCAAAGACAGGTCGCAGAGATAGCAAGAGGCGGGTCAAGAATAATTGCACCAGTTACCAGAAAAAGACTCAGAGCAATAATCAAACAATCAAGTGACAGCCTAGACACTTGGTGGGCTAGGTCAACTCTTGATATGAGAAAAGAGTTGCAAGGTGTTGCAGAATTACAAAGAGATTTTGTTGTTGGTGAACTCAAAAACATTACAGCATCTGGTGATGTTCCCATAAATAGTGTTGCTATAAGCAAGGATTATGCAGATTCAGTAATAATGACTGACCCATCAAAAGTCAATATATTCACCAGTCAGAAGTTCACAGAAGATGACTTTGTGAAGTTTGGATCTGGAAAGTTTAACCTTACATCTTTGCAAGGAGCATCAATTAAGCTTCCAAATGGGACAACTGTTCAAAAAGCATTTAGGGGTATAGCTGAGTCCTCAGCAGAAAGATTAGATTTGGCAGTCAGGTCAGGAGTCTTTGCTGGTGAGACATTACAGCAGATCAGTAGGAGATTAGTTGGCAGACTTGATTTTGATGACTTACAGAAAGCAAGTGTCAGACAAATGGCTCAGGCTGGTGGTGAATTAACAAAACTGGCTAATCATCAGATTCAGACTATTGTTAGAACATCTGTTAATCAGGTAACAAATCAAGCATCACAGGCTGTTTATGCAGCAAATAAAAAGGTTGCCCCAAAATATGAATATGTTGCAACGCTGGACTCTCGAACAAGTGCTATTTGTCAGCGACTTGATGGACAAAAATTTGACTACAATAA